AAGCTGTATGTAAAGCGTTATAAGAATGCCGAAAACAAGCACGTTTATAATATCACCGTTGTCAACAAGCGCGATGAAGTAGAGGACTATATCAGTTCGGTTCACATCAAGAGCAATAATAATTTGCGCAATAAAATAGAAAAAGGTGCTGAATTACTCATACCGTCAAAGCGGACTCGCTACGGGGAACCAGCCCCAAGTAATTCAACACCTGCCGCAAAGGTAGTGGAAGAATTTGAAAATCCGAATGTTCAAGGTCAGGAATCTGACGATGCATCCTACCGCGAAGTAGAGCAAGGCGAGCTGCTTGATGAGCTTCGCAAGGCTTCGAAAGAGGGGCGTACGGTACGTGTATACCGCACGATGCAGGTGATTGACGGGAAGCTTTACAGCCCGATGGCAAAGAAGGTGGCGGGACAGGAAACGAGTGAGATTAAGTTCCGCTGGGAGGCGGCTGAGGAACACCCGGAACTGGCGCGCAGGGGGGACGGCAGCAAGGCGATGCCGAATGAGGATAGCTTCTACATTACGATTGACAAGGGGCAGGGCAAGGGTGCACTGACGGTGGCTTACAATCCGTATACGCACACTTCGCGTACGGTGCTGAATGACCAGTTCTCCAGTGCGTTTGTACGTCCGAACCTGGTTGTGGTGGAGGTGGAGGTTCCCGAAAGCGAACTGGAGGGACTCTACAAGGCTGAGAAGGCGAAGGACAGTGTGGGCGAGATGTCCTGGCACAGCGGTGCGGTGAGCGGTAAGCTGGCAGAGCTGGGCAATCCGCGCAAGGTGATATTGAGCCGCTATGACCGCCCTGTGCGTATTCTGACGAAGAAGGAGGAGGCTGAGTTGATTGCCAAGCAGCTGGAGGGTACGGGCATTGCCATGCCTTACAACCTTGTGACTCCGCAGGTGCGTGAGGAACTGGAGAAGTTGGGTGTGAAGATTGACGAGAAGCCGAGTGGAAGCGTGAGCAAGAATGCTTCGTTTGGCAAGGCTGAATATGTGACGGACGAGCAGATCGAGGCGATGAACGGGCGACTGCAGGCGAATGCTGTCAGTTCTCCCGAGGCCATGACGGAGGCTGCTCGGGCTTTGTCTGAGCAGCTGGGCGTTCCTGTTGAAATCGTGACGGATGTGGACAGCATTACGCACCCGAATGAGGCGGTGGAGGTGAAGCGCAGGAGTGCTAAGGGATGGTATGACAAACGGACGGGGAAGGTAGCTGTCGTGGTACCGAACCATCTGGACGTGGAGGAAGTGGCGGCTACGGTGTTCCATGAGGTGGTGGCGCACCGGGGGTTGCGTGAACTGGTGGGTGAGCAGGGCTACGATGAGTTCTTGATGGAGGTGTTCAATCATTCGAAGGCGGATGTCCGCGAGCGTATGATGGCTTTGGCTGGCAAACACGGCTGGGACATTCCGAAGGCTGTGGACGAATATCTCGGCGGACTGGCAGAGCGCGGTTTTGAAGACTTCAGTGAGGCTGAACGTGGTATGTGGACGTGGCTGAAGGAGAAGGTTCTGGAAGCTATTGACAAGTTCATTGGTACGCTGAAACTGCCTAAATCGGTAAAGTTGGGGGACAACGAACTGCGTTATTTGTTGTGGCGAAGCCATGAGAACTTGAGAGCTGGCCGTGAGGGCATGGTGAAACGTGCGATGGATGTGGCCAAGCGGTATGAACTCGGACTGCTGGAGAACGAATCAGGGGAACGGATGAGTGACGGGCAGGAAACTTACCGTTCTGCGGAGAACCGTGGGAACACCCGTGCGCTTCCGATCCGTGAGCGTGCGAAGGCTATTGCGCATCTGAAGCCTGTGCTTGTTGAGCGCAATGAAATGAGCAAGGAGGAGTTACGCCAGATTTACAATGCACTTCCTGACGCGGTGAAGGACGGTAGAAGTATCTCGTTCTATCATAGTGCGTTCAAGAAAATCTATAAAGAGAAGGGGTTATTTAAGCATGTTGTTCCTTATTTGAAGGACTTGCTTGAGGGTTCTGTGTTTGCTTATTCAGAAGGAGATAATCTTGGAGGAATGGTTCGCCCGGACAAGACTGTACATAAGGAACATCCCAATGTAAGTGCTTTTGATAACTACGTCGGAAAAATCAGATTAGATGGTAAGGATTTCTACGTGAGATTTACAGTTCAGCAATCTGAAGGCAATAATAGCGGTACGCATTCATTTATGGTGACCGAAGTTGATTTATACGAAAAAACCGCCAATGGTTTGTCGCTACCGATAACTACTCGGGCGAGAGGGACCACTGACGGAATTGTGGATGCAAAGTTACGACAATTCTTTGATGAAGCAAGACGCGAAGACAAAGCTTCTGAGGAGGAAGACTTGTATCGCACGGCGTATCATGAGTCAGCAGCCCGTGATGCGTATGAACGCAGGGTAAAGAGCGGTCTGTACCAGTCGCGCGAGGCTTTGCAGGACAGCATGCTGGGTTTGCGTACGGCGATGGAGGAGGTATTGAAGGCGGAGGGCAACGGGTATAGTGGCCGTGTGGAGGACATCCCCGGCTTTGAGAATGCTTACCTGGGCGAGAATCGTCTGAGCAGTGTGAATCAGGCAGAGGTGGATGAGTTCGGCAGACGGCTGTTTAATCCATTGATGAAGGTGGCCGCTTCGTTCGGCAGCTCGAAGGAGGCGCGCCTGGCTTTGACAGACTATATGATGGCGAAGCACGGACTGGAGCGTAACGCGCTGATGCGTGAAAGGGCGAAGGAGAAAGCGATGGAAGAGTTGGAGGGTGACGAGCTGCAGAAGAAGCTTGACTCCATTGAGAAACGTGACTTTGCCGGATTGACGGATCTGACGGGGGAGAAGAAGGTGGCGGATGCTGAACAGGCGGCGCACCAGCTGGTAGCTGACTTTGAGCAGGCTTACGGGGACGGCGGTCTGATTGATAACCTTTGGAAGGCGGTGCGCGGTGTGACGGTTGCGACACTGAAGAAGATGAAGGATTCAGGCCTTATCACGAAGGAACAGTTTGACGAAATCAGCGGTATGTATGATTTCTACATTCCCCTTCGCGGCTTTGACGGGCAGACGGCTGAGGATGTGTATGACTACCTGGGTCACGGTGGCAACGGCAGTGCGTTTACTTCGCCTATCAAGAAGGCGGAGGGACGCAAGAGCAAGGCTGACGACCCGTTTGCCTATATGGCGGCGATGGCTGAGCGTGCGATTATGCAGGGAAACCGCAATGTGCTGGTGAAGCAGAAGTTCCTGAACTTCGTTCTGAACCACCCGAGTGACCTGGTGAGCGTGAGCGACTTGTGGCTGCGTTATGATGCTGTGGCTGACGAGTGGCGTGTGGCTCAGTCGGGTGACATTGTCGGTACGGAGAAACTGGAAGAAGGTGACAGCCCGGAAGAGGTGGAACGCAAGATGGCGGTGTTTGAGGAACGCATGCAGGCGGAGGCGAAGGCTCACCCGAAGGAGTACAAGCGTCAGAAGGAGCATCCCGAGATTCCGTACCGCGTGGTGGAGAAACAGGATTTGCGCGAACATCAGGTAATCGTGAAGCGAAACGGCAGGGACTACGTGTTGACGATTAACGGCAGTCCGCGCGCGGCGCAGGCGTTGAACGGACTGACGAATCCGAACCTTGACGCAAGCGGCGTGGCCGGTACGTTGCTCAGCGGTGTTCGTAATGCGACCAACTACCTGTCGCAGGTGTACACGACGCGCAACCCTAACTTCGTGGGTTCGAACTGGGCGCGTGATGCTGTCTACTCGAACATTATGGCAGGCTTGAAGGAGGACAAGAAGTATGGCTTGGAGTTTTCGGAGGCTTGGTTGGAGGCTAATCCGCGCAGCATGAAAAAATTGTACTCTCTCTATGAGCATGGCAAGCTGGACATGAACAATGAGAAGCAGCGTCTGTTTGCGGAGTTCATGGCGAACGGCGGCGAGACGGGGTACATGAGTTTCCGCCAGATTGAGGAACGCAAGAACGAGATTGAGCGTCAGCTGAAGCTTTACGACGGCAAGATGCCGTTGCGGAAGGGTTGGAGATATGTCTGGAATCTGGTGGACTATGCGAACCGCGTGGTGGAAAACCAGTCGCGCTTTGCTGCCTACATGGCGAGCCGCAGAAGCGGACGCACGATAGACCGCAGTATCTATGACGCGAAGGAAATCACCGTGAACTTCAACAAGAAGGGTGCGGGCAGTACGTTCTACAACGCGAAGAATCAGACGCTGGCTGGCAAGGTGGCCGGTGGTGTGTCGGGTATCGGTCGGTTTGGCTTTGCGTTTTGGAATGCGGCGATTCAGGGTACGACCAACTTTGCGCGCTTTGTGAAGCGCAATCCGAAGAAGGGTGTTGCTTTCATCCTGGCTACGATGGCACTGGGCTACGCTGTGCCGTTTATCGCTTCTTTACTCCATGACGATGATGACGACAAGGAGGGCAGCGGCTACTTTGACTTGCCCGATGCTGTGAGAAGAGACAACGTCGTGTTCCGCTTCCCCGGCATGGAGAGCTGGATTACCGTACCGCTCCCTGTGGAATACCGCGCGCTGTACGGTATGGGTGAGCTGGCGTATACGGCGATGCACCGTGCGTCAATCGGTATGCCTATGACGGCAGGTGAGATTGCGGGTCAGGCTATGGGACAGATTTCGCAGCTGATGCCACTTGACTTGTCGGAGGGCGGCGCGGTGGACTTTACCTGGGGCGCGAGCGGCAACTTCAATGCGCTGGCTCCTTCTGCGGTCAAGCCAGTGGCTGAAGCCTGGACGAACAAGAGCTGGACTGGGCTTCCGGTCTACAAGGATACGCCTTATAACAAGCAAGACCCTGAATGGACGAAGGCTTTCAAGAACACGAATACGTTCCTGGTGAAGCTATGCAAGCAGCTGAATGAGTGGACGGGCGGTGACGCGGTGAAGGGCGGCGCGGTGGATTTGAACCCTGCCGTGATGGAGCATCTGTTGAAGGGCTATCTTGGCGGCTATATGCAGACGGCTGACCAGATAGGCAAGCTGTTTGAGACGGCCTTTGGTGAGCGCGAGAATGACTTCCGCAACTGGCCTGTTGCATCGCGGTTCCTGCGCACGGGTGACGAGCGTACGAAATGGCGCGCGGTGACGGAACGTTATTTCGACCTGAAGAAGGAGGCGGAAGAGACAGGTCGTCTGTTGAGACGCTACCAGAAACTGACTGAACTGGGTGATGACCATCAGGCGGACATCGATGAGCTGGTCAAGACGGACGCTTACAAGCGTATGGAGGTGTATGACTTCTTCGAGAATGACATCCGGAAGATTCAGGATGTGTTGAAGCGCAATGACTTGAGCGAGGAGGAACGCGAGCAGGTGGAGGGGGAATTGAATGAGACCCGTCTGGAGCTGCTTAAGGCGGTGGATGAGCTGGGCAATCTGACTGGACTGGGTACGGGACGGCTTGGAGCTGTGACAGGTGATTTGTTAGCAGAATAGGTATCTCTGGTGTATTGAAAGAAATACGGCTGGTCACTGAAAGGTGGCTGGCCGTATTTGTGTGTGTGTGTTGTCGGGGTATGCGAAGTGGCGAGATGGCGAGTGTGCGTTTCAAATGATGAGTACATGGAACGGGAATTTGGACTTTCCTATTTAGGAATGTTTCTATATCTTTGCAGCCGTAACATGTATTTCTATGGAAATAAGATTCAAGATTGTTTATACGCATGAGGCAGTTTTGTTCTTGAGGTCTTTGCCACAGAAGATTCGGGAAAAGATTGAATACAATCTGACCAAGAGTCAATATGTAATAGACAAGGAACTTTTTAAGAAGTTGGAAGGCACGAACATTTGGGAGTTCCGTACACTTTATGCAGGTAACTGTTATCGTTTGCTGGCTTTTTGGGATACGGAGAAGGAAGCGTTGGTTATAGCAACACATGGCTTTCAGAAAAAGACCCAGAAAACGCCTCGCAAGGAAATAGCGAGGGCAGAGGCTATCAGGTTGGAATATTTTGAATACAAGTCTAAATAAGATAGATATGAAACTTTATACTCACGAAGAAATGTTGGATGAGACGTTTGGTGCTAAAGGAACTCCGAGACGTGATAAGTTTGAAAGTGATATAGAGGCTTACCTTATTGGTGAGGCTATAAAACAAACGCGCTTGAAGCAGCAGTTGACTCAGAAGCAATTAGGGGAATTGGTTGGCGTACAGGCGTCACAAATCTCTAAGATTGAGAGCGGCAAGAGTATTACTTATTCCACTATCGTAAAGGTTTTTAAGGCGATGGGTGCGAAAGCGGCTACACTTGATTTAGGCTCATTGGGCAAGGTGGCTCTTTGGTGAGATTGTGGTATGGCAAGAAATATCATGAAAATCCCAGCTGAAATTTGATAATCAGCTGGGATTTGTTGTTTATGGATGCGCAACTGCGCCAAAGTGCGCTGAAATTTGTGCGCAAAGTGCGTAAAAGTGCGAAGGCGGTTATTGCTGTGTGCGCAAGGCTTGTTGTAGCTGGCTGACGGCTTCCGGGTTTGCTCCCTGTGATGCTTGTTCAAGCTGGGACTGTAGTTCGGGAGAGAAGGGAGCTTCCTGAGCTTTAGCAGAATCGGTAGCCTGCTGCGTGGCTTTTTTCTGTGCCTGTATGGACTGCAGAAGCTGGTCGGAGAAGGGGAAGTCTCCGTTTTGGAGGAGTTGTTCGAGCGAGATTTGTCCGCTCTGCCATATCTGCATGAGGAAGTCGTTGGCCATGGCGCGGTAGGCGGGGGTGGCCTGTGAGGGTACGACGTTGAGGTCGAACTCAACGTCCTGAATCTTCTCGGGGTCGTACTCGATGGTCATGCCGTTGCGGCCTACGATGTTGTAAAGACGCTTCTTGTCGTAGAATTGCTGCATGTTCTTCACGTCCTTGTAGGCGGCATCCTTGACAAACTCCTGGAAGGAGTCGAGCAGGTCGAGCAGGGAAGTGGTGGCGTTTTGTGTCTGCTGGGTGTACAGTGCCGCGCTCATGCCGGAATATCCCTGCTTTCCCTGCAAGGCTCCATTGACTCCGCTGATGTCTTCGAAGAAGTTGATTTGCAGTTGAAGCAGCTCCTGTATGCCGATGTGGGTACTGTTGGAGCTTACCTGCTGGGGGGCGGGAACCCCCGGTTTGGCCTTGTAGACGACAACGCCGTTGAACTTAGTCCAGGTGTCTGCAAAGTCCTCGGGAGACATGTGTTTTGGAATGGCATCTTCGGGAATAAGCAGTACGCCCTTGGCACTGGCACGCATGATCCAGTCATAAAGCGTGATGAGTCGGTTAGTGTATCGTTGCTGGTCGATGATATTGGAAACGAAGGAGTGGATTTCGCCGTCGATAAATGGATAGGCTTTGACTACGTAGGGATGAGAGCGGTGTTTGTAGGGTGTTTCGCCTTCTGCTAAGATGTCGCCAAAGGGAGAAAGAAAGTAGTAGTACCAGTAAGAGTCCATGAACCATTCAGCCTCAATCAACGGAACTTCTTCCAGAGGCATGCCAACTTCTTGCGCTCGCTGGAGGCGGCTTTGATTCTCCTGCGCTATGAGCGTCTGATAGTCTTGTTCGTCGACTTTGAAAATGTCACCGTTGTTGTAGTCGTGACAACGGAAACGCGGCTTAGTCTCCTTGCGCCAAACTTCGATTACACGGCAGAGTGTGACGTTGTGGGGTACGAGAAAGTCGATGTTGCAGTGTTCCCGAGGATAGCCAAAGTGTTCCCAAGCTGTATAGAAACGCCCGGAATCGCGTGCTGTGCGGTAGATTTCGGCGAGTCGGAAGTAGTCTTTGGGTGACCGGGCGAACTGCTGTACGACTTGCTCGAAACTGACGTCGTGAATTTCGCCGATGAGCGAACAGTCCCATGCACGGAAGTCGCGCATGTGGTTGTCGATGAAGAAGTTGTTGGGCTGTACGTAGTCGGTCCAGCAGTCCATCTTGTCGTTTCGCCACCCGTACCATTTTTTGTGAACGATGAGTCCGGAGATGAGGAACTCTTCCATGGTACGGGCGTAGATTTCGTTCATTCGGTTGAGCTGCATGTTGTACTGAAGAACGGTACTCATGGTTTCGGCCAGTGGCTTTTCTTCGCGGTCGCGTGCCATACAGGTAGGATCGGTGAATTGCTGCCGGAATACGCCGATGACGTTTCGGACGAGTCGGTGAATGAGGTTGTTCTTGAGCGGTACGTTGCCTTGTTCGAGGATATATTGCTCCTCGGTGATGGTGCGTCCGTCCACGCAGATTTTGTCCCCCCACTGGTCACCGTAGTTGTAGCGTTTGTTTCGTTCGCGGTCGTTGCGGAACTTGTTCATGGCCTGGTAGTATGCCTGAGCCTGCAAGAGAACATCCATGGCTCGGCGGTTTTCGCCACCCGGTTCCTGCTTGCTGACCTGTACGCTGTCGAGCTGGGCAGGCTTTACTTTACTGAGTCTATGCAAATTCATTGTCTGTTTTTTTGATTTATTGAGGGACAAAGGTAGATGAGAAGTCGGGAGTGGGCAGGTTATGTTGTGGGATTATGGAGAGGTAGGCGAATTGACGATGTGACGAGATTGCGAATCTTGGCGATATTGCGAGAACTTCCTAGAAAGCGTATTGAAGAGGATTTATCCAATTGTGGCAGCGGAGATAGCTTTGTGACGGAGTTTTCCGGTATTACGATCCTCACGGCGGATGATGGTTGGGAGTTCCATTTCGTTGTAGCAGATGTGTAGTCCGATGGCGCGGGTCATGAGCAGGTCATCGTGTGCTCCGATGACGGCACCGAAGGAGCCGTTGGGCTTTCGTTCGTAGACCAGCATCTCGTTGAGGGTACGCTGGTCGCGCTCAATGTAGGCCGCTTCGCGTACGACCTTGATGAGGGTGGAGATGATTTTTGGCTTTGTTGCCACGTTGGTGTGGAATCCCCATTTGCGTGGCATGCCCTGTCGTATTTCGTCATCGGACTGTGGACGTGCGTAGAGGTTTGGGTAGACTCCTACAATCTGACTGAGGATGTAAAGGGACTGGTCACCGTCGACCATTCGGGAGCGGTCGTGGGTTTCGAGGGTGTTGCTTTCGATAACTAACAGGGAGTTGTTGTAGAAGGCAGCTATCTGGGCGGCTTTCCACGCAAGTAAGTCCATGTCGATGTGTCCGTACCACTGAGCTACGACGGAGGGTACCCCCCCGTCTATCATGCGCAGGCGGTCGAAAACTACGATGACACTCCAGTCAGCCTTGGATGAACGTCCGCCAATGTCGACAACGGTGAGGTAGCGGTCGGTGATTTCTTCTTCGTCATCGGTTTCGGGTAGAGACCAAACCCACAGGAGTCCCTGGCAGTCCTGATGGAAGCGCAGGTTGATCAATGCGTTTTCTCCTTCGTCGGCATCGGCATAAATGTCGCCTACATAGATGGGGGCGCGGCAGGTTTTCTTGAGCGCGTCGACCTGGTATTTGTCGAATACGTTTGCTCCGCTATTGACGAATGCTTCAATGGCATCGGACGGAAATTCGGCTGCAATTTTTCCATGGTCGCTGTATTTGGTCCGTTCGGTGATATACCAGTTGATAGCTTCGAGTGTAGCTCCTTTCTTCCATAGCCACCAAAGGTATTTCCCTGGTTCTTCGCGGTCGGACGAGATGTCGGCATTATTCCGGTTATCCCATAGCCACTGGGCAAAAGATTCCAGTTGTTCCCGGGAGTCGAACTCTTTGCGGTAGTTTTCGATTTCGTACCATGGTACGAAGAAGGGCGCGAACTGTGAGGTTCCTTTTTCGGCTGCCAGGTATTCCTTATGGAAGAATGTACCTACTCCGTCGGCAGTAGATTCGTAGACAATCATGGTGTAGGGGCGGAAGAGAATACCCGAAGTGACAGAACGGATGAGGTCTTCGGGGTGTATCTTTTCAGAGTCCTGGAAGAGACCTACTTCGGAGAAGTGAGCGAGCGCGTAGTCACCCGAGCGACCCGCATTGGGCGACTGGGAAGAACCAACGGAGATGGTGCAGTTGCGTTGCGGTATCCGTTGTGTGTTATCGGAGTTTCCGTCCCATACGAGTTTTTTTCGTTCGGGTCAAAGGCTTCCCCGGGCTTATAGAGCAGATTGATAGGATAGGCATCGAGCATTTTGCGGTACATTCCTTTGATTTTCTCGGATGCGCTGTTGACATGTGCCACGATGATTCCGTTGAGCGATGGTCTGTGTACGAGTTGAAGCCATGCCATGTAGAGGTCAGTCTCTGTTGAACCTCCCCATTGTCGTGCCTTACACATACAGATTCGGATGGGCTTTCCAGCAGTTCTCATGTCTTCGAGTGCTGCACAGAACTTGCGCTGCGGGAAGTTGAGTCGGAAGAGGCAGTCGGGCATTCCCGGGTCTTTGTCCTTGATATAAACCAGTGTGGCGCACCAGTATGGAAAATCATGAAGGCATCTCAACCGGGAGAAGACATCAACGAGTTGTTCGCGGTTGTCGGGTGAATCGGTTACCTGTAGTTGCTTTAGGTACATGGATACGCTTCCAGCCTTTGCCAATGCTTTGACCAGAGGGTTGCGCTTCATGGCGACAGGCAGGAATTGCAGTGGGATGGGGTAGTCTGGAATTTGATAGCGGAAACGCTTTCCTACACTCCCTTCTCCTGTAACTGGGTTGAAGGGTGCGAACATGACAGCATTGCGGCGTGCATTGTCGTCCATCATGCGCTTTATCTCTTTTAGTTTTATCTCTGTCATCTTAGTTCTTCTTGTTTCTCTTGATTCGATAAATAGCTTCCATGGCCGACCTTGCTTGCATGTAGAAGCAGGGTGCCGGTGAATAAACAATTCTGCTTACGAGCCTAGCCACCTTGGCTTGTGGGTTGGCCATTTTTCCGATCAATACTCTTCGATAGATTTCTTCGTACATCTCGCGCTTGGTTCTCCTCATCCCCTTGAGTACGCTTTTGTCTCCTCTCATTAAAGCAGCACAGACAACAGTGGCTCGCTCTTCACTCACCCAAAACCGCGAACAAGGTGTGGATACGATTCGCTTTGAAAGCTCAGGTATACTCACATACCTACACTCGTTGATTAATTCCCTATATACCCTCATTAACTCCCCATTACGTTCCTCGGTAAATTCGAGTGTACAACCGTAATGTTTCATTTTGCTTTGTGTTTTATTAAGTAGATGATGATTACAAAGTTAGTGATATACAGTAGGGTAATTATTTTTAGTTGGAGTGATTGTTTAGGTTATGCGGGTGAGTCACAAAAGATAACGTGAGATGTGTAACGGATGCTTCTACTTTTGTAGCATTCATTTTGTAATGTTTAATGATATGGCAGAAGTAGATGCTAAGAAAATGAGCAGGCGTGACGGGGTGGCTGGACGCTTGAAGGAAAAATACAAGGAAAAGTATCCGGGTGATGAGCTGGATGACGACGAGACGTTGTTTGGTCAGATTGATGATGACTACAATTCGTATGACGAGGAGATAAACCACTACAAGGAAAGCGAGCGTCAACTTTCGGACTTGTTGGCCAAAGACCCTCGCAACGCGCAGTTTCTTACAGACATGGCTCGTGGTGTTGATCCCCTTGTCAATGTGCTGAAACGCTTGGGTGTGGAAGGTATTACGGACTTGCTAAACAACCCAGAGAAGCAGGAGGAATATGCCAAGGCTAACCAAGAGTATGTGGAACGTCTGGCGAAATCGAAGGAGCTTGACGAAATGTATGAGCGTAACCTGGAAGAGTCGCTTGCTTTGCTTGACAAGGTGCAGGCCGAACGCGGGCTGAGTGATGATGAGATTGATGCGGCTTACAGGGTGTTGAGCCGCATTGCTTCGAATGGAATCATGGGCAAGATTGAAGAGGAAGACATAGACCTTGCGCTGAAGGCCGTGAACCATGACCGCGATGTGATGGCCGCTGCGGATGAAGGTCGGATTGCAGGGCGTAATCAGAAGATAGAAGAGAAGCTCCGTAAACCTAAAACTGGTGATGGTACTCCTCAGCTTCAAGGAAGCAACAACGCTGCGAAACCGCTTAGGAAGCATCGTAAGAATATCTTTGAGCTGGCGGAGGAGGGTGCTTCTTAGGTAGAATAAGATTAAGCGAATTGACGAGACTACGAGCTGGCGAATTTGTGGTTCGTGAGGGATAAGGAGGTGTGAAACGTGTATTCATTAAAAAAATAGAATAGAACAATGGCAGAAGAAATTTATGTAAATGCTCCGGGTAAGGCAGTAGCCCCCGTTCCCGGTAGTGCAGGTTTGGACACTCAGCTTCCCGGTCAGGCGACCACGGTAGATGGTGTTGGCGGTGGTGTGGGCGAAGGCCTGGACCATTTGTCGCAGGTTGCGATTGATGAGGGTATTGTGCGTTTTAAGGGTAACATTACCCCCTTGATGACGCTGATGATGAAGAGCAAGAAGGTGACGGTGGACAGTCCAGAGGTAGCTCACTATATGATTGACGAGGTTCGCACGAAGGTTGCTGTCTCAGAACAAGTGGAAGAGAATGTGAGCAAACAGCAGTTCCCGCTTCCGATGACGGCAGCTGACGCGGCTCTTTGTCTTCCTTGCAAGACTTTGCTTTGTCGCGGTGTGAACGGTTATCTGCCTGACGGCAAGACAGAGACCCCGGGTTTGCCCTTGCTGCTTTACATCATCGGCCGTAATGATGATACGGGTTATCCTATCGTCCGCGCTTTGAACGGAAAGCGTCAAAACCCGACGGTTGACTATTGCCAGGTGCCGAAGATTCCCGCAGGTACGGTGGTTGACATTCTTTCGACCGCTATGCATGAGACGCAACGCGAGGTATCTCC